GATATATGGATGGAGCAAGAGCCTGGGTCATCAGGAAAAGATGTAATAGACCATTATGCTAGAACAGTTTTAAAATCATTTCATTTTAGAGGTAAAAAGGAAACAGGCTCTAAAGAATCCCGTGCAGAAAAATTTAGTTCAGCAGCACAGCAAGGAAGAGTTTATGTACTTAAAGGAGCATGGAACGAAGATTATTTTGATGAACTTGAAGTTTTTCCAAACGGTAGATTTAAAGACCAAACAGACGCCTCTAGCGGTGCTTATAATAAACTACAGGATGTTGCCCGTTATGACCAATATCCTATAGAAGTTGGAAAAGGAAGTTCTTATTGGAAATCAGCATAAGGAGCATTAAATTATGACAGAAAATTTAGAGGGAATTAAAACTCCAGAACAGACGGACAATAGTAAAGTTACAAATCAACATTTTGCTGAAGTTGGAATTACAGGACTAAAACGTTCAGGCGGATATGTTCAGGAAGAATTTTTAACTAATCTTGTTATGCCACAATGCTTAAAAGTCTACAAAGAGATGGCATCTAATGACCCTGTAATAGGGGCAATACTTTTTGTTTTTGAACAGCTCGCAAGAAAAGTTACATGGAGAATTACCCCTGGGGGTAATAAAAGTGAAGATTTAAAAATTACAGAATTTGTAGATTCATGCAGAAAGGATATGTCCCATTCCTGGGATGATTTAATTACAGATATTTTATCTGAATTTGAATATGGATGGGCATGGCATGAAATAGTATTTAAAATAAGGGGTGGAGATGTTAGAAATCCTAAATTTAAAAGTAAATATAATGATAAAAAAATAGGATGGCGAAAAATTGCAGGAAGGTCACAAGATTCATGGCATAGCTGGATTTTTGATGAAGAGGATGAACTCGTAGCTATGATACAACAAGCCCAAAGTGATTTTAATACCAGGATAATACCATTTAATAAATCATTACTTTTTAGAACAAAAGCTAACCGAGGAAATCCAGAAGGTCGCAGTCTTTTAAGAAATGCCTATAGACCATGGTTTTTTAAAAAACATATAGAAGAAATTGAAGCCATAGGAATAGAAAGAGATTTAGCAGGACTCCCACAGTTAAATACTCCAGAGAATGTGGATATATGGTCAGGTACACAGGAAGCAACCCAATTGAAAAATACTCTAGAAACAATAATAAGCAATGTAAGACGTGACCAGAATGAAGGTTTAATTTTTCCGCATGGATATGAATTTCAATTAGTATCTACTGGTGGAAGACGGCAAATTGATACTAACGCTATAATAAATAGATATGACCAGAGAATTGCTGTAACGATGCTTTCAGACTTAGTAATGTTAGGGGCAGATAAAGTAGGTAGTTTTGCTTTAGCCGATGTAAAAAAGAGTTTACTTGCTACTGCACTTGAAGCGCAAATAAAAAGTATTGCAGAAGTATTTAATACTTATGCTATACCACAGCTTATTAAATTAAATAATTTTAAAGGTTTTACTGATTATCCTAAACTTGTATCAAGTGAAATAGAAACTCCTAATTTAAAGAGTCTTGGAGATTTCCTTGTACAGCTTAAAGATTTAGGAGTTGACCTGTTTCCTGATGAAAATCTTGAAAGTTATGTACGTTCCGCTGCAGAGCTTCCTGAAAAAAGTAAAATTAAGGAAAAGCCTAAAGAGAAAAGTGATTCAACTGAATCAAAGGGTGATGAAGGCAAAACACATCGTGGCGGACCTACTGGAGAAGACAATCAATCAGATGATAAAACTAAATTTAATGAACTTTATAGCAGAGAAGGGAGAAAATAATGCCACTTATGGCATGTACAATTAAAGATAAGCCTGGATTTAAATATGGAGAATCAGGGCATTGCTATACATATACAGTAGGCAATGAAGAAAGTAGAAGAAGAGCTAAGCAGTTAGCTATACTTCAGGGAACAGCAATAGCTCAAAGCACAGGTGAAAAGTTAGTTGTTGAACTTGAAAAAAGTAAAACTATATATAATGATGAGAAAAATCTAATATTTGGTTGGGGATATGTTGCTCTTAACAAAAATAGAGAGCAGGTAATTGACCATAGTGGAGAAAGAGTAGAACCAAAACATCTTGAAGAATTAGAAATGGCTGTATATGGTTTCAACATTGGTTCAAGAAAGGCAAATTTTGACCATAAGGGATTAGACAAAGGGTATTTAATAGAATCCGTATTTCTTAATGAAGAGAAAATGGAAAAAATGGGAATCCCTAAAGGAATATTACCTCAAGGAGCATGGGTAGGGTTTTGGTTCCCAAATGATGAAGATTATCAGAAGATAAAAAAGATGAAAGCTCCTATGTTCTCTATTGAGGGAACTGCTATTAAGGAGGAGGTGTAAATATATGGCTAAAAGAATACGAGAACCAGTAATAACTCGTATTGCTGTTGTAGATAAAGGAGATAATCCAAAAGCACGAATATTATTATTTAAAAACGATAAAGGAGGTCAAAACGATAATGATAACAAAAAAACAATTAAGAAAGGAGATGAATACGATATGACAATAGAAGAAATACTGGCTAAACTTTCACAGGAAGAGCAGGATTTCATCAAAGCAGATATGGATGCAAGAAAGAATGAAGTAGAGGTGGTTAAGACTGAAAAAGATACCGAAATTGCAGAGCTTCAAACTTCCCTTGATGAAATGAAAACCAAAGTAGGGGATTTGGAAAAGAAAATCAAAGAACCTGAAAGTGTCAAAGACAAAGATGCAGACGACAAAAAAGACGTTTTAGCAAAAGCTGACCCTGAAATCAAAAAAGTTTTTAATGGTATGCAGGAGAAAATTGAAAAAATCCAAAATGAAAATATTGAAAAAGAAAAGAAAGTTGAAGAATTAAGTAAGACCATTAAGAAAAGAGATTTTGTTGAAAAAGCCGATACTCTCAAAGGTTTAGGGGAAGAAGCTGATAGTCTGGCTGATGTTCTTATGGATTTATCAGAAAAAGCTCCAGAATCCTATGCAAAAATAGAAAAAATTCTTGAAACTACAAATAAAAAACTCGAAGAAAGTGATTTATTTAAAACCGCTGGAACTGACCAGGGCGGTGTTTCAGGAGATGTTGCATCTGAAATAAAGAAAAAGGCAGCAGAAGTTGCACAGAGAGATAAAATAACTAAGGAGCAGGCAGAACTTAAAGTTCTTGAAGAAGACCCAGAACTCTACAAAAGATATAAAGCTGAAAGGGAACAATAAAAAACGTGAGAAAGAAAGGAGGAACATATTATGTCTCATGGGTATGAATTAGATTTAACAAGTATAACTGCTATAGCTGCTGCTGATTTAAGTGATTATCAGTATAGAGCAGTTAAACTTAATTCGGATGAAGAGGTAAATCTTGCATCCGAAGGTGAGAAAATGTCAGGTATCCTGCAGGATGCTCCTGATGCAGCAGATAAAGCATGTATAGTTGCCTACGATGGTATTTCAAAAGCTGTAGCAGGCGGAGAAATTGATGCCGGAGACGATGTAGAAGTAGGTACTGACGGTAAGTTAATAAAAGCAACTTCAGGAGAAGTCATAGGAGAAGCATTTTCTCCTGCAGGAGCAGATGGCGAAATTTTTGCAGTTCGCCTTAAATGTTAAATAAGAAATTAAATGGAAAGGAGGAAAAATAAATGCCAAATCCTATTAAAGCAAATATACATATAGATTCTGCGTTAACTAATATTAGCGGAGCATATCTACAGCATGAGTCTTCATTCATTGCAGATAAAGTTTTTCCAATTGTCCCTGTAATGAAGCAATCAGATAGATATTTCGTATATCTAAAAGAAGACTGGTTTAGAGATGAAGCAAGGAAAAGAGTTCCAAATACTGAATCTGCAGGCGGTGGTTACAAAATAGATAACACTCCAAGTTATTACTGCGAACCTTGGGCTTATCATAAGAGCGTTGGTCCTGATGACAGAGCTAATGCCGATAATCCATTAGACCCTGACAGAGATGCAGTAGAATTCGTAATGCAGAAACTTCTTATAAGAAGGGAAGTAGAATGGGTAACAAGGTTTTTTAGAACAGGTATTTGGACATACAATTATAATGGGGGTGACGGTACTGGTGGTACTGTTAAACAATGGAGTACAAGCGGTTCTGACCCAATAAGAAATATTGGAAACGCTAAAGTAGCAGTACAGTCCATTACAGGTCGTAAACCAAATATTATGGTTGTAGGTCCTTATGTCCATGAAGCATTGAGAAACCATGCGGACATCCTTGACAGAATCAAATATACCGAAAGAGGAATAGTTACTAGAGAACTTCTTGCATCACTCTTTGAAGTAGATAAGTACGTAGTGGCTGAAGGAGTTAAAAATTCTGCATCTGAAGGTGCTACAGAAGATACCGATTTCATTGCTGGAAAGCATTGTTTATTGGTTTATGCACCACCAAGACCTGCACTTAAACAACCATCAGGCGGATATATCTTCGCTTGGAAAGGTTTAATGGGCGCAGGAGCTTTTGGAAACAGAATTAATAGAATACCTACTCCATTGCTCGGTATGGGTACTGAAAGGATAGAAGGAGAAATGGCATTTGATATGCATTTAGTAGCTGCTGATTTAGGAATATTCTTTAACGGAATAGTTAACTAAAAAAAGTAATTATTAAAGGAGCAATCAAATGGCATTTACTTGGAATGGAAATCCCAGGAATAGTACTATAGAAGCTATACGCTTTGAAATAAACGATATTGTTGAAGCCAAAGCGAAGTTCACTGATGCAGAAATAGAATATGCCTATAGTATTGAGAAAACAATTCTTGGGGCTTCTGCTCGTTTATGTGAAATATTGGCTGCTAAATATGCTGAAGAGGCTTCAAGGTCTTTAGGTCCACTAAGGGTAGAACTGGGTTCAATTACTAAAAATTACTCAAATAAAGCTAAAGAACTTCGTAAAAGAGCTACAGCTTATGGTACACCTTATTGTGGAAATATCTCTAAAGAAAAAGCTAAGGTTTTTGAAGAGGATTCCGATATTAATCAGCCTGTATTTAAAAAGGATTTAATGACCAATGATTAAGGAAGGTAATTATGGGACTTACTTCAAAACATTTTAAAGATTGGTTAAATTCCTTCAATGTTGATTATTATGAATGGAAATCAAGAAATGTAGCAGGAGAAGATACTTTTGAACCAAAGGCTATTGTCCTCTCCTGCTATGTGGATGAAACAATCCGTAGGATAACTGATTTTAGAAATGAAGAAGTAATCTCAAATGCCCAATTATATATTGACGGAGATAATGAGCTTATTCCAAGTATCAAACCAGAGGATAAATTTGTATTAAATGAAATAGATTGTTTTCCAAAAAACTTTCATAAATTTAGAGATGAAGAAGGCAATCTGGATGTTATGGTGGTATATCTTTAATGGAAATAAAATGCACAATGGATTGGAAATCAATAGATACTCTAATTGCTAACTTAAGAGGTATTTTAGACAATATCCGAAATGAATCTGGAGAGATTCTAAAAAATATTGGTACTGATATTATGCTTGAGAGTTTTGAGGAATGTCCCAAAGATACCTGGACTTTAGTTAGTTCAGGATATGTCACAGACCCTATAGTTACAAATGACAAAGTATCTGTTGAAATAGGTTATGGTGGTCCAGAGGATAAAGTAAATCCTAAAACTGGAAAGCTAGCTTCTGAATATATGTTTATAGTGCATGAAGACTATGAAAAATATGCCACAAAAAGAATAACAGGTAAATCTAAATTCTTTGAAGACCCTGTACGCAGAGCCGAAACTAAATTTAAGGATGATTTAGCAAACAGTATAAGAGTAATATTAACAAAACGTCCAGCAAGATGAGGCAACTATGAGCGATTTATTATTAGATTTAATTGATTTTCTTGTAGATAACAATAAAGTTGAAGGACGGGCAATAGATGCTTTTACTGATAATGCTCCAATTTCTCCTGATGATATAGTTTCACTCTATGAATATGGAGGAAATCCTGCATTTATTGGGGATTTTGCTAATAGAGGAATTACAGTTCAAGTAAGAAACAAGATTTATACTGTTGGAAAAGAAAAGATACATGACATCTACAATTTATTTCATAAAAATGATGTAGAAGATAGAATTATCTTCTTAACTGAAGACAGATGGGCAATAATTCACCCACGAAGTACTCCTACTAAATTAAAAGTAGATGAATCTAATAGAACTATTTTTACGTTTAGTATGGGAGTTTTAACTACAAAAGATTAATTTAAAAGAAAGGAGGATAGTATATGGAAGGCGGAGTTAAAATAGGTTTAAGGGATGTACATTATGCTATTTTGGGCAAAGATGATGAGGATGGAGCAAGTTATGGTGCACCTGTTAAAATGGTAGGTGCAATTACAGCAAACATAAACCCAAATCCATCTTCAGAAACTCTCTTTGCAGATGACGGTCCCATGGAAACTGCTTCTCAATTAGGTGAAATTGATTTAGAGCTTAACATGGCAGATTTACCTTTAAGTGTTCAGGCAGTTCTTCTAGGACATGAAATAGCTAATGGTATTCTCCTAAGAAAGTCAACTGCTATACCACCTTGGTTAGCAATCGGTTTTAAATCAATTAAGACCAATGGAAAATGGAGATATGCATGGCTTGTTAAGGGTAAATTTGCTGAACCAGAACAGTCACATCAGACTAAAGAAGACACTATTAATTTTCAAACTGCTACAATTACTGGAAAATTTGTTAAGAGGGAGTATGACGATGTATGGATTAAGCAAGCAGATGAAGATGAAGACGGATATGCAGAAGAAACAGGTACAAATTGGTTTGTTGATGGACCTGATGCTGGAGCATAAAAATAACATTAATTTCTAATACTCAAAGGAGGTCAAAATGAGTAATTTAGAAGATATTAAAGTTGAAGGCGTACCTATAGAATTAAAAGGTACTACATATTATTTAAAGTATGACCTCAATGCTTTTGCAGAGCTTGAGGAAAAATACGGTTCTCTTTATAAAGCATTGAAATCACTTGAAGGTACAGATGAAAAGGATGATGAAGGCAATGTTATTATGACAGAGGATAGAGATGATGATGATAATATAATCCTAGATAAAGAGGGAAAACCAAAAAAGGTCCCAAGAAGAAAAATTAGTATTAAAGCCATCAGAACTATCTTCTGGGCAGGATTGATACATGCTCATCCTAAAATGACTGAATTAGAAGCAGGAGCACTTCTTAGTATTGCCGATATGTCAACTCTTGCAGAAAAGCTAGGAGAAGCTATTAAGGTTTCGATGCCTAATATAAAAGATGAAGTAAATAAAGAAGAAGTATCCAAAGAAACCGAAGATAAGATTTTAGCAGGTGATTCAAAAAACGAGGTAATCCATACCCAACCAAAGATATAGAAGATGTCTGGGATTGGGTATGGATTAAATATATCGGAAGGAATATTTTAAATTTTACCGAAGAAGAATTATGGAAAACTACTCCAAGAGAATTCTTTGCTTTACTTAATGTTTATATTGAAATAGGCAGTGGAAAGAGAAAACAGCCAACTGGTTTTATTGACCAGATATTTTAATTGAATTAAAAGGATAAGATATGAACGATGTTGCAACATTAAGTGCAAAATTAGAGCTTTTAATAAGTCAATTTGAACGTGCCATAAACCAAGCGGAGAGCAAAACAAGAAAAGCAGGTAAATCTATAGAGCAAAATCTTGGAACTAATATAGGCAAAACTGTTAAACGTGGAACGACTGAAGCTGAAAAAAGTTTTTCTAGGCTTGTTTGGACTGCAGAAAGTGGAACTAAAGCAATTTCCCGTGTAGTAACTGGTATTTTAATATCACAGACTTTTTATAGATTAGTACGTATAATAAATCAAGCTACACGTGAAATGTATAATTTTATGGTAAGTATGGAACAAGCCTACCTTGCCTTAGAAATTATGCTTGGTTCTGTTAAAGGTGCTGAATCAATGCTTGCAAGGTTGGAAACATTTGCAGCAGTAACTCCTTTTCAAATGGAAGATGTAGTCCAAAGTACAAGAAAACTTTTGGGTTTCCAATATGCAGCAGAAGAAATTATGCCTATCATGGAAGCATTAGCTGACATTACTGCAATAATTGGTGTTGACCCTGTTGCATTGAATTCATTAACAGAGGCAATGGGTAAAATAAAGGCATTAGGTAGAATGGAATTTAGAGATTTAAAATTATTTGCTTCTGCAGGGTTTCCTATTATTCAAGCACTTCAAGAAGAATTAGGATTAACTAGAGACCAAATAAGAAATATAGCTCGTGAAGCTAAAGGCTCTTCAGAATATGTCATTCCAGCAATTTTAAATTTTGTAGAAAGAAAATTTGGTGGGGCTGCAGAAAGACTCTCGCATACTGTAAGGGGACTTACAAGCACAATCCAAGATAATTTATTATTAATTACTAAGGACATATTTTCAGGATTATATGAAACATATCGAAGATTTCTACAAAAAATTGTAGACAAATTGGATGAACTTAGAGAAGTTTTAGTGGAAAAAGGAATTGGTGGATTATTTGAAGCAATAATTCCTGAAAAATACCAGGAACCTATAAGACAGATGATAGCACATCTTATGGCTTTTGGGCGAGCTTTAAAGGAAATATGGCGAGCTATAGCACCACTACGGGAAGCGTTACTTGAAGTATTTGTAAGAATATTGCAAATAGCTATTCCAGTTCTAACTATAGTAGCGAACCTCATTGCAGGACTCACCAGATGGATATTCCAAAGTACAGGAGTAATGCGTAATTGGGCTATAGCCATCCTTACTGCATTTACAGTACTTAATACTTTAAGGATTATTATTACTATTACTAATGCTATGAAAAAATTAATGGTAGTTATGGGCTTGACTACTGCTGCCACGACTAAATGGATGATTGCATTAACTCTTCTTGTGGCAGTTCTTACTTTTATCCTATTGCAGATACCAAAAGTAAAAGAATGGTTTGATAATATGTTTAAATCCATTGCTAAATGGTTAGGATTAGATACTTCAAGCATACTTCAACCTTTAAAGGAGATAGCGGATACTGAACTACCTGAAGATGCATTTGACCAAATGGCAGATGCGTCTGATTTAGCTGCAGATAGTCTTGAAGAAACCGAAGAAGAAATGGAAGATGTTGGAAAAGCAGTTAAAGATACTAAAAAAGAGATTGATAAATTCTTAATGAGTTTTGATGAAGTATATGCAATACCTGAAAAAGCTGAAGATATTGATATTCCAGAAGTAAAGATGCCTGAAATAAAGATACCTGAAATATTAGAAGATTTAGAATATGAAGCTCCTTGGGGAGATTTGCCAGAGGAGATTGAAGAACTTACAGAGGAATTAGATGAAATTCCAAAAAGCATTGGTAATATATTACCGTGGTTAAAAAATCTTGGTTTATGGTTAGCACAGCCTTATATTTTTGCTTGGAAATGGATAAAAGCAGGATATACCCTTATAGGAGAGAACGCTAAAGCATACTGGAATTTAATAAAAGATGTAGGTAGTGCTTTAATAGTATTTGAAACAGAAGTTGCACATGCTACAGGAACGTTAATTAAGGATTCTTGGGAAGCTACTAAAACTTTAGGAAAAGATGTTGGAGAAGCTTTCAAACAATTAATTAGTGAGATTACTGCACCAATTAAAGAATTTCTAAGTGGTCTATGGGGAGCAGTTAAGGAATTCGCAAAAGAATTATGGGAAACTATTAAAACATTAGCTAAAGACTTATGGGATGCTTTAAAAGAACTGGTTAAAGGTATTTGGGAAGAACTTAAAGTATTATGGAGAAATTTAATTTCAGTAGAAACTTTAGATGAGGCATTACAGGCATTTAGAAATTTCTTTGATAATGTAATGGACTTATTTGGAGGATTTGGACAGCAAGTAAAAGATGCTTTTGCCAAAGCAGGTATAGCTATTCAAGAATCATGGGCTAAATTAGTTGATAACATTAAGAATTTATGGGGAAATCTAGTAAAGAGTTTACAGGATGCTTGGAGTAATTTCATTCAAAATATTACAAGTGCTTTTAGTAAATTTGGAGAAACAATTAAGACTGCATGGAATTCTTTTGTAAATAGCCTTAAAGACGCTTGGAATAATTTTATAAATAGTATCAAAGAAGCACTTACGAATTTTGCTAATTCTTTAATAGCTTCTGCAAGGAAATGGGTAGAAACAATTGTAGCTGCTTTTTTAGATGGCTTTACTTATTTAATAGAAATGCTTGCACCTATTTTTGGGAACTGGACAGAAGAAATACGACAGGATTTTTATGAGGCAACACAACAAATCCCTGCAATGGTAGGAGCAATCTTTGAAAAAGCAATACGTGAAATGGGTCAAAAAGTTACAGAAGGATTAACCAATTCTATCGCTAAAGTAAGGGAATGGTTACAAAGTACATTAGATTCAGTACTTAATTGGTTTAAAGATATAGGAGATAAAATTCATTCATGGTTTACAGATATTGGCAGTAGAATATCTAGTTATGTTAAGAACATTATAAGCCCAGTAACAAATCTGATAAATAATTTTAAACAAAAATTACTTAGTTGGATAGACAATATCAGAAATTTTATTGATAATATCATAAAGTCAGTCCAACGAGGGATTAATTCCTTAATACGCATGATAAATAGAATTCCAGGTATACGCATACCCACTATAGGCAATATTGAAGCAGTAGGCTCAACAGTAGGGGCAAAACTTGGGGGTATGCAACATGGTGGTATCTTAAATAAGGAACAAATTGTCAGAGCAGCCGAAGGCGGTGTTCCAGAGGCATATACTCCTCTTACTGCATCAGCATTAAGACCCTGGGCAGAAGCCATTGCAAATGCATTGCAAAGTACAGGAACTCAATCTGGAGGCATACAAGAATCAAGTTGGGTTGCTGTTCCAATAGATGCAAGAGGAGAAATAGATTTAGATAGAAAATTATTTGTTATGAGAAGAAATCGTGAAAATAAAAGAATAGTAGGTGTATCATAATGGCATTAATTATAAAAATAAATGATGTTCAAATAACAAATCCTACAGGCAATAAAATAGAAATAAGTCAATATCCTGTAACTGCTCGTGTAGGCAGAGTTGCTTCGGGTAATATGACTATGGATTATGTTACAGAGAAAAAAACCTTTAGCTTTAAATATGATGTCATTAGACAGGATAAATTAAAAACTATAACTGACCAAGTTTATAATTTTGAAGATGGCATGTTTAAAACGCTTTCTATAAATGAAGATGGTATTATTAAAGAATACATAGTATACCCTGGGGCTATAACTAAACTGTTATTTCGTTCAGATAATGACGGTTTTTGGTATTGGGTGGGCGTATCCTTTCAATTAATTGAACGTTAGAAGAGGACAATGTTAGAAACATCAGAAGAATATAAAGAAAAAATACAGAATTATGATAGAAATATCAAACCAAAAGTGGAATTCTACTTTGATGGTGAAGAAGAAGACCCTATAGTTTTTGCAAGTGATGATATTTCTGATATTGATATTCTTGAAGAAATACAAACAGAAGGAAGCACCCCTTTAGGAACCATTGCTTCAAATGAATTAATCATTACTTTAAAAAATGAAGATAATAGATTTCTTGCAGCCAATATAGAAAGTCCTTTCTATGGCAAAATAAGGCAGAGCATTAAAGTAATACCTTATTATGGTATAAAACTAGCCGATGGTGGTTTTGAATATATTAAAATGGGGGAATATTACGTTACAGAATGGGAAGCAGATTCAGGAAGCCCCAATTCTATGGTCATTTGTAATGATAAGCTATTCAAAGTAGGAGAAATGGATATACCATTAATTCCTACTGCAGAAAATATTACTGCAAGGCAGATGTTTATAACATTATTTAAGGCTTTAGAGCTTTCACCTGAAGAATATGATGTAGATGTTGTATTATCACAAATACAGATACTCATAGCATATTTCCCAGATGGTAAAGCACGAGAGGGTTTAGCTAAAATGGCAGAAGCATTTAATTGTAATGTTACTGTAACTAGAAATGGTGTTATAAAAGTTAGCTCCAATGAATCTATTGCAGATGAACCAGTTGTAGAATATGACGATGAAAAGATGATATTTACCACCAATATGCCTCAAAAATTCTCTAATGTATTTTCAAAGATAAATGTAGCAACAAATCAACATATCATAAAAGATACACAATCAGGTTTATCTGCAAAATATGTCCCTGTTTCTGCAACTGGAAGAAAGTTAGATAATTTAAAGTTTGGTGCTAGTCCTTCAGCTTATGTAGAATATATAAAAATTGAAAAATCTACACATTTAGAGGTTAAATCCATAAATATAGGTACATGGGGAGTAAATTTAGAATTAGAGAATCTTGTAGGAACAGAAAAACAGACAGATGTAGAAATCTTTACACATCCTATGGATATAGCTAAAGATGAAGTAGAGATTACCAATGAAGGGGCATATAATCTAATTGGAGATAAAAAATATCCTATTAATAACTACTTAATCCAAAAAAGAGAAGATGCATTGAGTCACGCTGAAAAAGTAGCTCCATTAGTTACCGACCCTGCTGGATATGTTAAAATAACGACTCGTGGCGACCCTTCAATGGAATTAAATGATGTAGTAAAAGCTACTGATAATGCCAATAAGCTAGGGTCTTTAAATATAGTACCAATAAGACATCAACTTAGATATGATAGTGGATTAGGTTGTGAAATTTTAGCAATTAAAAAGACTGCGAGGAAACCTGATGAGTAATTATGGACCAAATTTAATAGTTAATTCCGATGCACATAATAATCTTTCCGATTGGGAATCGCAAAATGTCACTATTGAGGATGGAATTACTGAAGCTGTAGTCTTAAAACCACAATTAGGTGATAATTATAATTCTCTATGGGGCAATTGGTTTGCTCATATTATCCCACAATTATCCCTCACTGGTCTTGATGGTACAAAACATTTTAACATTGCTCTAGATGGCTATATAAAACAGGTAATCCCTGCTTCAGCAATTGGAGATTTACCTGATTATGATTTTAAATTAACTTTAGATTTTAAATTAAGCCTTCCACAGGAACTAGAAGATAGTTCAGTAATAGGATGGGCAGAAGCTACAGTCCTCTATAGTGATAAAACTACAGATATATATCTTATTCCATGTGTAGTGGGGCTTGTTACTCTGGACCGTGGATTAGCAAATTATTGGTTACGGGGAGAAGCACATATTTTCCTACGTCCAAACCTTAATTTAATAAATATTACAATAAAAGTTAAAACGAGGGAAGAATAATGGCTGATTTAAAAATTAATAATATAGAATTACGGAAGAATTTATCAACTAAATGGGATAATATAGGGGATATAGGTATGGGAAGACCCGACCAATATGTTGTTATTGGACCTGATGGGAAACCTACATGGGCAACAGGGCAATATTGGATACTTCCAAGCCATGATGCTTATACTTTAAGCTATGCTCCAGATACTAAATTTAACAACACAGGGCTAATAATAGCTTATTATGATATAGTTCCTATTGTGCAATTCAGGACATTTCTCTCATTTCCTTTAGGAAGTATTCCAACGTCAGATATTAGTTCAGCATTTTTAATGTTATTTCAGATTAGTCCAGAGAGTGCTGGGCAAGTTTATGAACATAAGATTTATAAAAATATTACAACTTTTGATGAGGGTACGCTCACATGGAACAATCAGCCTGAAGCTGATGGAGATGAAGTGGCAATTCTTAAAACAGCTATTAAACCATTAGTCCAAATAAAATGTGACCTTACACTATTAGTTAAAGGATGGCTTACAGGAGCTATTAGTAATAATGGAATACAAATCCAGTCTGCAGATACTACTGCACTACTTAAGGAAATAGCATTTGCAAGTAAGGACATCGCTACTGCAGATATATATTATGACAAAATAGATATACGTCCAAGACTTCTTGTGACTACAAATTAAAAGAAAGAAGGTGAATAAATGTTAATAGAAAATAATAAACCAACAGCAGGCTATATCCGCTGGACGGATGTGGAAGTAATTTATAAAGGAATAACATATTCAATTACTAATGGAAATACTAATAAAAAATTCATCTGGTGGGATTTTTCTGACCCTACTGTATTTCAAACATCTGACACTATGCCAACACTAGCGGATACTGACTTTATAGCAATATATAATGATAATGGCACATATCATCTTGTTTCTATAAATAAATTCCATGGAAATATGCTTCTTGATGGTTCAGTGCCCTTAAGCAAATTAGAGGAAATTCCTGTAAGCGGTGGAGATAATATAATTTTAAATTCTTCATTAATAGGTAGTGCAGGTAACGTATGCCCTTATTTTTGGGAAGGCAGTAATACTAATTATTTAATAGAATTAGATACTTTATTTCCTGCAAGAGAAGGCAATCAGTTAAGAATGACCATTACAGATGCAGGCGGTGGTGGAATAGTTGATACAAATGCATCTGATGAAACACTAATTAAAGTGCTTCCCAATACCACATATACTTTAAGTTTTGATTATAAAGTTACTGCAGGAGACACTCTTGAGATTTTTATAGCTTCCCATGATAATAATAATTGGGATAATTATGAAGAGCATGTTGATGAAAACTTAACTGAAACAGTGGCAACTAGGGTTAGCTATACATTTACAACGCCCTCTTTTGCTAATCTTTTATATATAGGTTTCCTTGGTGCAGCCCTTGGAGATATTGTTTATATCTCCCATCCAAAGTTAGAAGAAGGTGAAAATGCTTCACCTTATATCAATAATAAATATGTAGATAGATTAACAGTAGGTATTGCTTACGACTTATCCTGGGAAGATACCAAAGATTTATCAAATTAATAAAAAGAAAGGAAGGGATTAATGAATAGAACTGACCCCGAAGCATTAAAAAAGGAATTATTTGATAGTATAAGTGAACTCTCTGAATCAAGCAGAAATAAGCTCAATTTAATTTTTGGGGTTCATTGCGATGCTGGAAAAACAGTAATCCGAAGGGTAATTGCCAAAGAAATTGAAAAAGTATTAAAAGCAGTTCATGAAGTTAAAGAACAACAGGAGAATATGCAAAGAGATATTACAGATATTAAAGATGTGGTAGGAGGTTTCAATGGCAAAGAATAAACCTGACCATGAAGGGAGAATCAAAGACCTTGAAGATTGGCGAGAAGTAGTAGAAAAATTGCTTCCCAGTATTAAGCATATAAGAAAAATTGGATGGGGTATTTTAGGTACATTAATTATTAAAGTTATATTGGATTATATCATACCATGGCTACAAAATTTTTAAAGAAAGGAGGCTAAATTGAGGGAAAAAGGAAGAATTAATGAAAAAGTAACAGCAATTATTACAAAGAAAGGAGGAGAAAAAATGATAATAAGTAAGAAAAACTTTAACGTATTGGCAGTTGTAAAGGATAAATTTGGAAATGTTAAGGCTAAAATAAAGGGGGCAAATATTATAACAAATGATGGTGACTTATTCTATGCACAGAAAGGTGCAGGGGAAGCTACTACTTATGCGTTTGCAAATTGCGTTCTAGGTTCTGGTGATGTTGCAGAAGGCAAAACTGATACTTATGATACTATGACACCAATTGGAAGCACTGAAAAAGCACCTTCAGCTAATTATCCCAAAACAAATGATACTGATGAAAATAACCCAGATGGCGGAGTAGATGTGGTGACATATAAATATGAATGGGCTAAAGCAGATTTTAATGCAGCTTCTATTGCTGAAGGGTGTATTACAATACCTACTCCAGAAGCAGGGTCAAAAGTCCTTACAAGGTTTAAATTTGCTGCTGCATTTCCAAAGACTGCTGATGATACTTTAACTGTTTTTGTAAATCATGAATTGCTTGGAGTTTAGAAGAAGATAATTAAATAGGAGATTAAATGTCAAACCTATATGCTTTACAATTTGATGGCGGAAATTATGTAAACGTTGGAACGCTTGGAACATTTGGAGCTAATCATGGCAATCCATTTAAGATTGAGTTCTACGTAAAAACAACGCAATCTAACGCTGCATTCCTGTTTGGATTATATGGAGGAACTGTTAATGACCAAGTATTTTATGCAAAAATTAATCATGCAATTTCTGGAGATTTAAGATTTACTTTAAGAGACACATCTATGCATCGTTTATACGGTAATACAGGAAATATTGGATTAAATGATGGTTTTTGGCATAAAATAGAAATAGAGGTTACAACCTCTACAAATACTATTGTAGTAAAACTAGATGGAGATTCAAAAGCTATTTCTTACGATTATCAGCAAAATTTATCTGATTTTGGTAATCTTACCGAAGATATGTTCTTAGCTTCATATAACCATCTTTCAAGTCAACCTGGATTAATTGGTAAATTAGATGAAGTAAAAATAATTGAAAATTATGGAGAAGTAGATGAAGCTGTTGTTGGATATTGGAGATTTGAAGAAGGTGCAGGACTTACTACAGCAGATGAAAGCGGAAACGGTAATACAGGCTCTTTAGAAGACAGTCCAATATGGACAGATGATACACCTTCATTAGGTGGAGAAGACCTCATCAAAGTGATTAATGAAGCCTTAAATATTTCAGAACCTATTAATAAGTTTATGCAATTGTCACGAGTAAAGACTGAAAGCCTGAATATAACTGAAGTTAAAAATAAAAATCAAAATAAATTTAGAACCATCACTGAAACTTTAAATATTAATGAATTAGTAAATATAACCAGAGGGAGATTTAAAGTAATTACAGAAAACTTGAACATTAGTGAGTTAAAAAATAAAACCCAATTTAAATTTAAAATTGTTACTGAAAATTTGCAAATAAATGAATTAATCTCCAAGTCAAAGCAAATATTTAAAATTATTTCCGAAAAACTTAATCTTAAGGAACAATTTACCAAGATTACAGTTAGAGAAATAATTAAAATCATCACTGAAAGACTTAATATTACTGAAACTAAGCATAGAAGCCTTGATTTCATACGGATTATTACCGAAAGACTTAATTTAGGAGAAAAAATTAAGCGTTCTGGATTCGATTTTGTGCGTATTATTACTGAAAAAATACAAATTAGTGAAAATATAGGGACTATTTTGAGCCATATTGTAGAAGTTTTAAGGAGAAATTCACTTATTACCTTAAATTTAGCTAAAAAATCGCTCATTACTGTAAATAAACCACTTAAATCATTAATTACAATTATTATTTCAAGAAAGAGTAAAATTTGATGGAAAGGAGAGGTTATGGGAAAAGTTTATAAAAGTCAGGATGCACTTAGAATTGAACTTACTACAGATGTAAATATTGAAAATGCTCTTATTAAGCGAATAAAATATAAAGACCCTGATGGAATAGAAGGATATTGGGATGCTTTGATAGATGATGCTGAAAATGGGATAATTTATTATGATTTGCCTAAAAATAGCCCATTAAATAAATCAGGAAAATGGACATTCTGGGCTTATATCACATTTCCAGATGGCAGAAGTGCCCCTGGAGAGCCTGTAGCTGAACATATCTATATAGAGGATGGGGAGGTTATATGAGAATTGGAGCAAGTTGCGTTTGTAAAAGTAAAAAAGATTTTGAAGGCAAAGTAACTTCAGAATGTGCATCTGCTGAAATAAGGCACACAGGATTATACCCAGAAGTTTTTAAGCGTAATGTAGAGTTTTGCCTTGAAAACAATATTTATATTATTGTAAATATCATGCTCCGCAAAGGAGAAGAAAAAGACAAATTCTACAATGAGCAGGAATGGAGGAGGCACGTTGATGGCATAGTCGTTGGAATGTTGACTAAAGAGCCTTCAGCTACAAAATGGAGAATAACCATTGCAAATGAACCTATGAAATATGTTACTAAAGAAAAATATGCTTCATATATAAATATTGCCTGCGACCAAGTGAAAAAGGCAAGAGGTTATAAGCATGTAAAGATAGGGGCAGGAAATGAAGAGTTTAGTAAGGCAGCCGAATCAGGAATGTATGAGCATATCCTCAAGAATTGTTCGCTACTTGATTATTTAGATATACATATTCAGGCAGCGGTAATAAACCCCGCCACAATGAGAGTTATGGACGGGTCACTGGATTATTATGGAAATGTAGCAAAAGCATGGGCAAAAAAATATAATCTTAAACTGGCATGCCCCGAAGCTAATTGGTGTAACGTTGCCAAAAAAGAGGGCTATACGGATTTAATTAAGATATACAATAAAGCTTTAGAAATCGGTTGTGAGGACTTTGACGTAGTGTTTATAGATTATAGTGGGAAAAATGAGTATAAATGGTTATGCTTTAATGTAGATGGTAAAAATAGAACGAAAAAAGTAGATAATAAAGGCAAT